TATTTAAATAAAAACGATACGTAGTAGAATGGAATCCGCCAAGGATATGAAAGCCTCTAATATAAAAGAAGGGCTATTGATGCCTTCTGGCCCTACGCGAGAAGTTAAAAAAGATGTTAAGAAAATCGTCCTTGAGCCTGTTTTAACGGAGGAGCAAATGAAGTCCAGGGAAGGGACATATTTTGATGAAAAGGCAATTAAAACATTAATTGAAGACGATGCGGATGTCTATGGAAAGGATCCCGAGGCACCTGGCGGCGAGAGACTTCTCGCAAAATTCAGAAAAAACGTAATCCCTAAAGATCTTATTGAAAAGGGCTGGGAGGCGTTCTACAGCACTGCGGCTGCGAGTCGTAACAGAGGGGCAGCGGCTGGACCTATTAATCTGAAGAGTGCCTACTGGAAAAAGAGAAAGCCGACGGAGATTACCAAGTGGTCGGCAAGATATACACAAGATGGAAAGACAAGCAAAATGCGTGTAAATAACAATGTGTATAGCAGTGTCTTGGGATTTTTTGAGCAGACACCCTTCATGGGTCTTCCCTGTCGCTTAACATCCTATACGCAGAAATATTTCAAGCAATATAAGCACGGTATGCCGTTTATTCAGGCACTAGACCGTGTCTTTCACACACTTGTGCCCGAGCAGTATGCCAAGCAGAGAAAGGCCGCCGATGATAAACCTGCCTATCGCATTGATGACACGGCCTTCTCTTCTGTAACGATTAATCGCAATTTCAGAACTGCCTTACATATGGACGATGGAGATTTCCGCCAAGGCTATGGCAACTTATCAGTGATTGAGCGTGGAAAGTATCATGGAGGTATAACGATGTTTCCGAGGTATGGAGCTGGATTTAATCTGAGAACGGGCGACTTTATTGCGATGGATGTCCACGAGTGGCATTGTAATACCGAGCTCTATGAAACAAAGGAAGATAAGGAATTCAATAAGGATTTACCGAAGATTCATTTCGCAGATCCGTCTACCGGCACGATGGGAGGTGAGAAAGCGTTTACTCGTATCTCATTCGTGTGCTATTTGCGTGAGAAACTTCACAAATGTAAGGAATCGGAAACTCGGAAATATTATAATCGCATTCATTTCGATCTGAAGAGAGGCCCTAGACAACAAACAAGGAAAAAGAAGAATATAGGGAAGGAACAGGAACAAGAGAACGAATGACGGACCGTGCGAGAGAATTAGCAAAAATGCTTGGAGAACCAATGAAAATATTTAGTGGTTCTTCGACCTCTTCGAGCAGTTGGCCTAGTTGGTCCAGTTCATCGAATTCGTATAACACATCAAGTTCGTCGACCTCATCCTTTGCTGGCCCCGTTAATGTCATTTATTATATCGGCATGATTCTTATTGTATTGTTTGTTATTCTACTTGTTGTTCACTATACAGGAATCTATCCTGTTTTCTCTTTCATGGAAGGCGATGGTGGATATATACCGATTGTAAGAACAAACGACGCACAGATTGTATGGACAGATGGGCCCGCTCAAGCTGATCTTAGTGGCAATGTGACCAAAATTCTCCCGTGCTCGTTCACGGTCCAGCAGGATATCTATCTTGAGAATGAAACCATGATTGGCTCAAAACGTCGAGTCTTTTTTTACAGATCTAACACCTACATACCAAATGATGGCTCATCTTCCATTAATACAGAGGATTTGATAGCCTTGTATCCAAACTCGAATCTTCTTATGTATTTATTGCCGAATACAAATGATCTGGTTGTGTCTGCGGTTACAAAAGACAAGAATGATGTGAGACATCTTGAATCCGCACCTACAATTCTAAACGTCCCTATTCGAAAGCCTTTCCGGTTAACAGTCGTCTTCTTACCACAGGTGCTTGAAGTCTATATGAACGGGAAACTATTTGGAACAAAAACCTTGAACTATCCGCCCATACAGACAACTTCCAATTTCTGGGGCCCGCCCGAAACCTTTCGAGGCACAGTCAGAACAATGAACTTCGCATATTGGGATAGGCCTTTAATGGCAATGGAAGTATTAAAGACACCTCCTGCCCTCCCTGATGCCTCAAAATTCAATCCTTCAGGGATGCCTTCAGGCTCATGTCCCTCATAATAAATGAATCCTCACGGTAGAATGTGGGGCTATATTCTTATAGCAATACTTGTAGTTTTAATACTTGTATATTTTGTTCCAACATCGTTGTATCGCAAAATCTTTCCCAAATCGTGGTTTGGCACGAGCGTTCAGGAATCGTCTATTGTAGGTCCTCTCCCGTTGAGCACGTCGCCTACTGTGGGTAAGACAAACGATTCACAGGTTATTCTCTCGACGGGAAATACTGGATCGTTCCAGGCATTTGTCTACCCGATGCCGTTTCAGAGAACAGGCCAGACGACGGTGTGTGCGGATACAAATCCTGAACCCGGTCAAGCCGATTGCTCAACGGGTCGGTATGGACTCTGTGCGTGCGAAGGCAATGACTGCTCAAAATGTCATCACAGCGGATATGTGAATATTCTTAACATATCCAATATTATCCGCCTTGAACTTTTAGCGGCTCCGGATGCGAGTCGCCAGGGATCCGCCTCAGTTCAGCTTGTCGCACGGTGTCTCAGACGTAAAGATGTTGGTGGTAGCACAGAATCTGTAGAAGAAACCCTTGTTCTTCCGTCTCTGCCCTTCCAGAAATGGACAATGATAACGGTGGCGAGAGAAGGGCGGCGATTTGATATTTATTACAATGATAGACTTGTATTGTCAAAGCGTGTTCAGTATGTGATTGCCTCACAAAGTGCGACCTCCCCGATTATCGCAGGCGATCCTTTATTAAATGGTAATATAGCCCACGTCTTAATTAGCTCGGCTAAATTTACGGCAAATGACGTGGCAAATACGTATATAAATAAGGCGGATACAAATGGCGAACCATTTCTGTCTGAAGATTCAAACTTAATAAATACTATCACACATATGTCACCGTTTTGTAAAGATGGATCGTGTATTAATGGGCCTGTTATAAAGCCTGCCTCTCCTTTGATGGATTGGCAAACAAACTACGCCTAGTAATATTCTTGGTAGACTTCAGAAGTATATCAATGGAGTCCTTAGCTCAGGTGAGCCAGATGACAAGAAGTTTTGGAGGAGTTGTTGTTTTAATCTTAGGAGCTGTTGCTCTTTATTATCTCTATGAGTTTTTGTTCACATCGAACGGAATGGCCACAACGTCACTTATCACGACATCGATCGCAGGAAATACGGCGATGAAGGATTTATTGCCCATTTCACCGCCCTATGAAGGTGGCGAATATTCCGTTTCCTTCTGGATGTATGTTACGGCATTTAATAAGGATTTACTTGGCAAGCACAAGCATATCTTAGAAATCAAGGGCACCAATAAGTCTATGATGGTTGTTGGCTTAGGATCCATCACAAACACATTAATCGTTCGCGTAAATACTTACACGGGCAGCAGTCCCACGAGCGACCCGTTATCTAGTGCGAATATTCCAAAGTTGTTTGACACGAAAGTATATAATTCCGGTTTGACAGAAAATCTCGAACTCTGCGACCTCCCTGAGGTACAGCTCCAGAAGTGGGTCTCTGTTGCTGTTGTCTTGAGCGGAAAGACATGCGATGTGTATATGGACGGCAAGCTGACGCGTTCTTGTGTGCTACCCAACTTCTACCGTGTTGACTCAACGGGTGTCAAGATGAAGTTGCTGGATTACGGTGGATTTGAAGGATATCTCGGCGATGTGTCGACCTATAACTATGCCCTCAACCCCGACCAGATCTATAGAATGTATATGACGGGCCCGACGGACAATCAGTCAAGCTTCTTGAGCTGGATCCAGAACATCTTCGATGTCAAGGGACAGCTCAGCATAAGATACCCGACACCCGCTGTTCAGTATGCGACTACACAGGTTAACCTTCCTTAAAGAGTTTATATGAGTATACAAATCGCTAGTTGTTTGTTCCATAAAATTAACAACTAACGGTAGAGATGTCAGACACGCTGAATTCAGGTTCAGATTCAGGAATACTAGGATTTGTTACAGGAAAAGGATTCTTCCAACAGCTTCTGTTTGTCCTGGTGTTATTAACACTGCTTTTCTTTCTTTTTGTAACGGTTGAATATCTAACGGTTTCTTTTATGAGACTTGGAAGCAAAGCGGTCCAGCTCATGCCTTATACGGTTTCCGCGGAAGATAAGCAGTATGTATTAAGACAGGATCTTAATAAGTTTCCTGACGGAAAGCTAATCCCCTTATCGGACAATGAGAGAACAGGCGTGGAGTTTAGTTATAGTTTCTACTTATACGTGAACCCGTCGACGTTCACGGGCGACGACACGCTAAAACACGTATTTCACAAGGGATTTGTAACACCCTGGCCTCTAATGGGCCCCGGTGTCTTCGTGAAGGGAGACTCAAACACCCTTCGCATCGTGATGAATACCCACCAGAACCCGATGACATATGTTGATGTTGAGAACATCCCTGTGAGAAAGTGGTTCCACTGTGTTCTTGTCTGTAAAAAGAACAGCCTTGAAGTTTATATCAACGGAAATCTAATTAAGAAGTTGCCGTTTGAAGGAACACTTCCTTACCAGAATTTCCAGGATTTAATCATGTTTAGCCCTCTCAAGTATACATTGAGCAAAACACAGGTTGCCTCGCTAGCCAATGTAGGTCTACGAGGAGATACTCTCCGATTCGAGGGAGCCTTTAGTGGAAGTCTAAGCAATCTCACCTATTTCGCCTATGCGATCTCCTACACGGAGATCCAGGCCCTCACGACAGCGGGTGTCTCAACAAAGACACTCACGAAGTCACAGGACATGCCTCCCTACCTCACGGACACGTATTGGACGTCCACCTACCAGCAGCAAAACTAAAGTATATCTGTATCCTATCTAAATCCTTCTACCCTTTCTTTTAGTAGAGCAAGAGAAGAATGACAGGCGGCGGATTGTTAGCACTTGTGGCCTATGGATCTCAAAACGTTCTTTTGAGCGGAAATCCTGAAATGACATTTTGGTATAAGACCTATCGGCGGTATAGTCACTTCAGCCAGGAATCCGTCACAATGGCTTTAGAAGGCCCAAATGAACTTTTCTGGAATCAGCCGATAAAACTCCGACTAAAGCTCCAGCGTGTAGGAGATCTGGTCAGTGATCTTTATTTCACTTTTCGAATTCCGGATATTTATAGCAAATACCAAACGCCCCGCAACTTTCAACACGAATATCAATGGGTTCGGTATTTGGGAGCGGCCATCATACAGAACGCCGCCTTTTACGTGGGAGGCCAGAAGATCCAGGAGTTTGATGGGGCGTATCTTCTGGCGAAGGCCTTGGTCGACTATGATCCGAATTCATTCGAGAAATGGAGAGTTCTAGTGGGAGATGTTCCTGAACTCACAACTCCTGCGACTGGTGTCTGGGCAACACCGTCAGGTGGATATCCTACTGTTCGTGAGAATCCATCGGTCGCCCTGGGCTCACAGTCCAATCGCCCGTCCATCTTTGGTCAAGATATCCATGTGCCTTTATCATTCTGGTTTTCAGATTCGTCGTCGCAGGCTCTTCCTTTAGTGGCCCTCCAGTATCACGACTGCGAGGTTCAATTGACCTTGAATCCGATTCAAGATCTATACACAGTTCTCGATGTATCAGGAAATCGCGTAAATCCGAACTATCAATTACTTTCAAGCACGTTAAATATTCAGAAGAATATGCCAGACTATGTAACACATAGTGAGACGGATCTTGACTGGCGGAACTTCGCAGTCGACTGGGGCTCGAGCATGCCTCCTTTGAATGGATGGTTTCTAAATCCGAGACTCCAGTGCACCTATGTCTATTTGCCCGAAGAAGAACGAAAGACATTCGCAACACAACCCTTATCGTATCTAATTCCCCAAACAACAATCTATCAGTTTCCTGGTCTCTATACTCGTCAGACTCTCGATTTGTATACGCACAATCCAATTAGTCGTCTAGTCTTTGCCCAGAGACGAAGTGATACGTTGCCGAACAGAAACGATTTTGCTAATTTTACAAATTGGTTTAATTATCCGACGGCTCCTTTTGTCCCAACTCCTACCATAGCAAATTCAAGTGGTCTTTTGTTGCCCCAAGGCCAACAAGGAATTCTTAGAGCTTTACGTATTCTGTGTGATGGAAATGAAATCCAGGAAGAGAAACGGATTGAGTATTTTACAAAGATTGTGCCCTGGAAATCATTACAGGGCCAGCAACAGTCATATACATCGATTACAATGCCTGTTTACAACTTTGCCCTCCATTCACCGTCAACGCAGCCGTCTGGTTCTCTAAATGCGAGCCGCATTAAGAACTTTCAGGTTGAAGTCGATGTCTTTCCTCTGCCTTTAGATACAAATTACGTGTATAATCTGACAATCTATGTAGACAGTCTGAACTTCTTTATTGTAGAAGGTGGCATGGGTGGCGTCAAATATGCCTTGTAAAAATTGAAGCTTGTTTGCGTATATACAGCGTTAACTATACCATACACAATGATGACCTACGTTGGAATTGGAAGTTGTCCGCATGCGTCTACTCTTGAGGAGCTGACCGATGAGTGGGACCAGATTCTTCCTGTCTTCATTCGAGAGTCAAAAGCAACAATCTTTCATTATGATCCTGCTTTTGAGTATAAACAAGAGTTTATGAAGCAGTATTTTGAGGCCAAGGGGTTTACTAGCGTGGATCCGTTCCATTGGACCACTGATAAGCTCGATGTAACTCTGTATCCAAAGAGATTTGAACATCCAGATGATGACCATATTCTTGAAGAGTTTGCGGAGGAGGCTATTAGGACAAACACAAAACTGGTTGTCCAGGAGTTTACAGGTGGATCTCTAACAGAGTTACTCAAGGCCACCTACTCAAAGACATCCTCAAAGGCTAGTTTCAAACGTAATGTTCTCTTTGACATTTCGTATGGAACTAATTGTCATTGTATGACAAATATGGTGAAATATAAGCCACTCTATGATGAGAGGGGTGATTTCATTAACTTTCTTCTCTACAAAGAGACTGACATCAAAAATAGTATTGGTCTATCTCCTGAACTGAATGATCTAATCAAGAACTACTTTGTAAAACAGTATCTTAGTGTAGTGAATCAGCAGGTGGATTATAGGAGACGTATAAAGGGAGACACGGTGTTATTTGCCTGTGAAGGATATGGCGACACATCGACACCTGATGAAATCATGTCATATCTTAAGAGCAAAATGCTACCTCTTCTTGATATCTTTGATTCTCTTGGAATGATGACTTCCCAGAAATGGGGTCAAGTCTGGAATCTCTTTGAGATGTATAGGTCATATAATATGTATGATTGGAATACTACGATGGCCAAGATAGTTAATTAGAAATCTAAAGGTATAGATAGATAGAATGACGACGGACTATACAATTGTAATTCCTTCGTATAAAAGACAAAAGATTCTTCAAGAAAAGACATTAACAACTCTAAAGAAATATAAGATCCCGAAGGAGTCTATTTATGTTTTTGTTGCGAATCAGGAAGAATATGACATTTACAAGGAGTTCCTGGATCCCAGCACATACGGCCACCTCGTTGTAGGAGTTCCTGGCCTCGCACATGTCAGGAACTTTATTTCCAACTATTTCCCGAAAGGAAAGAAATTGGTGAGTTGCGATGAC